ATGTGTAGTGATGACCAACATAAAATATGGATTTGTTCGTCTTGTATCAAAGAGTCATATCTACAAGAAAAAATCAACATTAATAATAACAAAGAAAAGTGCCATTATTGCAATAATATACGAGCATGTTTTTCTTTGGAGTCAGTAGGTGACATAGTAGAACAAGCTGTAAGAGAACATTTTATTCGCACACCAACTGAACCTTCAGACCTAGAATATTCCATGAGTAAATGCAGTAAATATGAATGGGAACGTAAGGGTGATGGTATAGATGATATTATCCAAGAATTACTTGAAACAGAAGATATAATAGCATATGACATCCGTGAGTATATTGAAGATAAAAACTATATTTACGATAGTACCGGAGAGGAAACAGAGTTTTCATCTGAATCATATTATATAGAACGAGAAAAAGTAGATACAGAGTATCTAGATACTATATGGGATAATTTTGTCAGCTCACTTCAAACTGAGTCCAGATATATTAATCACACTGTAAAGGACACCTTAGACAGTATTTTTAGTGGTATTGAAAGGATGAGTGCTGGTGGAGGCCAAGCTATAATTGTTAACTCTGGACCCGGCACTAAGATTGATTCCTTATACAGAGCTAGGTGGAGTAATAATCAAGCGACATCGGAACAAATGATAGTTATCCCTGATAAAGAGCTCGGTCCTCCACCCTATAAGTTCAGCGGCTTTAACCGCATGAGTGCCAGAGGCATATCAGTATTCTACGGCGCTAGTTCTGTCTCAACGGCAATTTCAGAAATTCGCCCACCTGTCGGTAGTGAAGTGATATCTGCAAAATTTCGCATCATACGCCCACTAAAACTGTTGAATCTTAAAGCGTTAAAAACCGCTTGGGAACGTGGCAGTATGCTTGACCCCGACTACATTATGAAACGAGAGCAAATCACCTTTCTTCGAACCTTGACCAATAAAATTGTGAATCCCGTTCTTCCAGGTGAAGAAGAGTTCAGTTATATCCCAACTCAGGTAATTGCCGAGTACCTAGCAAATTCACCTGAACTTAATCTCGATGGTATCCTATATCCATCGGTACAACAATCAGCATCAGATACTCTCTCGAATTTTAATGTTGTTTTATTCCACAAAGCTTCCCGTGTAAAATATTTAGAACTACCAGCTAAAGAAGAGTGTTATGTTAATTACTGGCAACAATATGATGAAAATGACGATGAATTAGACATTTGTGTGATTCAAAAAAATGAATTAAAAAAAACCGCTCCCTTATATGATAGTGATACAAAAAATAAAGATGAGCGAGAACCATCCTTAGAAATAGAGCTCAAAACTGTCGAAGTACACACTATAAAAAGTGCAAACTTTAATTACACATCAAATCCAGTTAAGCGTAGAAAATTTATCACAAGTGGGTCAATAAACAATCAAAACATATCAAATGAGAAATGTAATGATTTATATTTTGACTCATAATAATAAAATAATGACTAGGTAACCATTTAAGATAAGTATCTAGTCATCGTAGCCACCACTTCAACTACTCCAATTGACAATAGGAAAAAGCTTTAGATATCTGTATTGCTAAACTATTATCATATATCTTTTGTAAGAGATTTCTTATTTCGCAATTGATGTTAAGGTGAGTAGGCATACAAGTATAAAAAAGTTATAGTATTTTATTAAAAATTTAATTAATCACTTATATAAATAAATTATAATTTAATAGTTTTGTAAACATACCCTGACCATTAGAGGTTTATTATGAATTTAATTGATCTAACAAAAAATCAGCACTTTATATCTCAAACTGAACAGAGACTGAATGCAATTAATCCTTTTGATAAAGATAAAAATAAAAAAATTTACTCATTTAGTTTGATAGATCGTGAATCGTATTCTATAAAACTTGATTCTTTAAATGGTTTTAAAATTTCAAACACACTTAGTTTGAATGATATTTTTAGCTTTGATGTTTTAGAGAAAGATAATACTAGACATAACTTTGAAAAATTATTTAATAAATATGAAACTGATATAAAAAAACATAGTGATAACTTAATTATAAAATTAAAAAATAAAAATAAAGATATAAAAAGTGAAATAGTAAATATTTTTTTATCAAAAACATTAAATTTTATAAGAAACCCATATTCAATAAACAAAATACTAAACACATATTCATCATTAAGAAATATGCATCCAACAGATTTAATACATTATAAAAATTATGAGCGTATACTTAACGGTAGAAAACCTCATCAACAACATATTTGCCAAAAACTAGGTATTACAGAAAGAAAATATAAAGAGTGGTTATCTATAATCTTTCTTTTACTTATTCAATTTGAAAAAAATCAATTTAATATATTTGAACAGAGTGTAAAATCTCTTTTCGAGGATAAAAATTTACTCAAAACAATCTATTTATATACCTTTGATGAGAAATCATGTTTACTTTCTGACCGAGGTTACAGCATCCCTTTTCCAGAAGACCAACTAACGTCTTGGGACTTTAACATAAATTCAAAATGCTTTATAAGGTATATCTTCGCTGATATTAAATTATTTTCTCCAATCAACACACCAAGAACTATCTATGAACAATATAAAAACAATAATAATACTATATATTATGAACATATAAATAATGATCTAAATGAATTAGAAAAATACAATAGAAATTTAGTCTACCAATGTCATAAAAACATCTACAATTCAACCCCTGAATGCTATGGACTATAGCAATCCGGATATTAATAAGAAAATAGTTTATTTAGTGCATATCTAAACCTAGTTATTTTGCATACATTTAGTATCTGACATCGGATCAATGATGCTAATCGTTTTACTAATTAGCTAAGATTTTTAATTTTCTTCTCATGCTTTCTGTATTCGAGATCTATCCATTTCGGAGTTTTCCGAATAGCAGAACGCATACAGTATATTGGAATATCATTCCAAAAAGCAGTAATCGCATCTGCAAACTCAATAAACTGTGTTTCTGTAACTTCAAGTTGCTCATGACCCAGACTGAACTGGTAGCCTGCTAGAATATTGAAATTCTGATAATACTCGGGATGCGTAGCGGAAAGTTCCCGATGAGCATGACCATCACCATGCTTATAAACATTAACGACTTGACGGCAAGCATCGATTTTCTCGTAATAAGTCTTACTAGTTATATCCATGCCAATCCATTCTAGAATTTCAATTAATCTTGGGAAGCCAATATCCCAAATCATTGATGTTACGATTTTAGTGTCGATCCAGTGGCTAAATTCACGGATACACTTCTCGCGAAGTTCCTTATCAAACTGATGAAACATTCCCGCTGTCAGAGCAAGTGAAACTGTATTTTTCATATCACTGAGAGCAATCCAATGTGAAATTCCTTCATCATGAGCCCGTTCCCAAATACCCCCTTCATCATCATAATCGGGGTCAAAACACTTACCTGCTGCCTCATAATAATCTTGTTCTTTTTGCAGAGCTTCAGCTTCAAGATATGAATCACTAAACTGAGCAAATAGACGCTTTCTGGCTTCAGCAACATAAAAAGTGTGCTTATCAAGGAAATAAGACCTATCGATAGTTGCAAAATAAAAAAGCGAAAAATCTCGTTCTCCCATAGAAGCCTCTTGTGCTATTTTTGATAACGCTTACGAACCACACTCACTAAAAAAATACTACATTTTCAATAAAGAAATAATAATACTCCACCGTGGATATGATGAAAACACATCAAATACAGATGTAATAATTAAAATTAAATATGATTACAATTCTGAGATTTCAGATCTTAGCATAAAACAAACTATTGGTTCATATATAAACCTCTGTGTAATAGCAGAGATTTTAATCCGAGGCAACATAAGTAACTATCAAAGCGACTCACCACTTTCACCAAGTCCGAATTGAGACTTCACTCCTTCTTCCGCCTTCTGCACCTCTTCCATCTCACGCATTCTCACGTTATAGATTGATTGCTCAGGCATCTGTACGCGAACGGAAATAAAACGACCATCAGGGATATCAATTGGGTCACCGTCTTTGTAACCATCAATATCATTACGGGCGAATTTAGGTGCGTTAGGGTGAGTTCGATGATACGTTCTCACGAGGATAGAACCGTCCTCCATAACTTTAGAGTCTACCCATATCAACGGCTGTTTATTAACATCGAGTGGAATTTCAATACCACCATCAACACCACCCCAACCTGCATCGGAGTTAAAGCCTAAAACGCCTTCGATAAGATATTCACCCTGAGCTACTCGAGTAACTGTAGCACCTTCTGATTCGTCGTTAGTGGTGAATGTGCCGTCGGGGTTGATGTCTATGATTGGAGATGCTCTTTTGATAAAGCCGTTACTGTCTACCGTTGTATTATTTGAGCTCCACAAAGTTCGCCAAGGCGTTTCTGTATCAACAACGTTATTTGATAGACTAAATCTAATACGTCGTATCTGATGCAATAGCGGTCATACGATTATTAGCGTCGCTGTATGAGTTCGACTAAGTGAGATTAATACTGTAACTGGTGTTTTTTACGGTAAATGTAGCCGGTTGTGAAATAACTAATTCTGTATCGCTATTTACCCTATCGACCATATAGGGGTAATTCATATTGCCGTTTTTAATTAAAATTAATGTTCCTGCTCGAATAGCGGGATTATTAACTGTCCATTTGGTACCTGTGCCAGAGACAATAGCAGACCCTGACACTGTGCTAACAGTGCCTGTTGTGTATATCATGATTTATTTCCTAAATTTATTTTTTTATAGGTGAATTATCTTTGCAATATATTTTGTCAAACATATCAGGGTGAACCCAACCGCCTTGCCATAAACCTGCTTTACCGTATCCAAAATACATATTATTATCATTATTATAACGACTTAATTTAAAACTCTGATATTTTTCAATAGTCTGTATTTTAATTAAACCAACACACTCCACTGTCTGATAATTTATAGGTTTTCTATCAGCACAGCCTGAAATAAATACCGCAATAGATAATAAAATTATTTTTTTCATAATACCTTCTTAATATCGCTCACATCTATTATTAAGCAAGTAGATGGAAATCTAGATAAATCACGATTTGCACTGCCTGTGCCCCAAAGAACAGCTTCTTTATATCTTACTTGTAACGTATTTCCCACTCTTTTAATAAAAGTATCCATCCAAGCCCCTTCAAATCCATCCTCCCATATTCCTCCCATTCCGCCACCAAAAACGAAAGCTAAATCTTTTATATTTGGTAATTGATAATCAATATCTTCTTTCCATGATGCAATAAAATATCCTACTATTTTTAGCCCCCCCCAATTAGAGTTATAAACAGTCTGTTTTGTACTACTATTTTTTATAACGACTCCATATTTTTCTTTAAAAATATTATTAGGAAAATCACCAAATTCAAATACATCAACACTACCCGAAGCGTCATTATAAGGTTGGGATATCTGGATATTTTTGTCACTTCCTTTTATGGCTCCCCCAATAACTTTAACAAAAACATTGTTAGGTGATACAGCAAATAACTTTGTAGATGAATGTGGGGTGTTCGGTAATTCAGTATAATATCCTTGATTTCCAGATACTATCCCGCCTTTCATTACAACAGTCTGCTTTCTAATACAGTTCATAACCGTATTAAAGCTATCTATTTGAACATGGCGATCCTTTCCTTTTATAATAATGCCATATTTACCCATCAATATACTCCATAATATAACCTAATGATGTCATCATATATATCGATTAAGCCATTTCTATAAACATTATCGAGTTCAAGAATAATTACCCCGTTATTAATATTTAAAGTAACATCTCCGGCTAACCCTCTCATAAAGGAAGTCCCAAACCAAGCAAATACTTCTCCATATTTATTTAGATCAGAATGGTCATAACTAAAGGTTTTTTTAGTCATAAGTGGTATAGGAGTAATATCATGCCAACCAACAATTCGGCCGACTCTATCAGATGTATTTAATAAATTAATTCCATATTTTTTAGATTTGATTACTATTCCATAATTATCGCTCATTTGTGATATCACCAATAATAACAACGTTATACCCAGTTTCGTCTTTTACATATAAATTTTGATTGGTTAATGTTGTTCCCCCATTACCACCATATATTTCTAATTTGTTATTTTTCACATCAAGAATAAAACCTGACTTTTCGGGAGAATAATTATTGGAAGTAATAGCCTCTGATAACGCGAGTTTTCTGATCATGGCTTTATCAATTAATGCTTCTCGAATAAAAAATTGTCCGTTTTTAGCAGACATAAATAGTTCCATTCGGTTATTTTTGGGATTATAAAATGCAAAGTTATTGGCATTAAATCCAATATAAGAGTTTATTTTTTTATTTTTTATTTCGGCACTAACAATAAAACCAGCTGCATTATATCTAATTCCATTATGGACGATAGTAATATTTATTGAATGCCGAGCATATCCTCCTGATTGTGTAAATTGTGCATTCATCTTTTGATTGAGAATACCTGACTGCTGATTAATTTTAGCTTGGACTTGTTGTTGATAACTTGATTGAGCTTGTTTGATAGAAGAAATTGCTTCCTTTTGAGTAATAATATCAGCTTCCGTATTTTCTATCTGTGTTCGGATCTCATTAATCGTTTCCTCTGTCTGTTTACTGTATTTTTCAAACTTTCGAGATAAATTATATTCATTATAACCTACCCTTTTTATTGTATTTTCATTCCATTCAACTTTTTCATTAAGCTTCTGCCATGCTTGCGTTTCCTGTAATTCTTTATCTAAATTATCTAGTATTTCGCTAGTGTGACTTTCTGGTTGCCCTATTCCTTCCACAAATTCTGAATGCCCTACAGCGTTTATACTACGAACATAAATATAATAGGTATGTCCTGCCTTTAGGTTACGTCCTTGTATAACCCACATAGAGCTAATACCTAAATACTCAGCACGATTTTCCACATCACGAATATCCGTGATCTGTTTTTCTGAAAACCAAAACTCATACTGTGCTCGTAAGCTATTTTGACCACCAGATCGCGGAATAATCCCTAAACTAAAATAGCCCGACTCAACCTCAATATAACTGGGTGGTAATGGTGGATTAATCGCAAATGAAGTTGTGGCCACCTCGCCTTTTTGTTTCCGATCATTTTGAGGCAGGACGGATAAAACATAATTCCCCTGAGGCAAACCACCAAAACGATATATCGTATCCGTGGTTGAGGCGGTGCCGACAATGCGATCACCAGTGGTTAGTTTTAATAAAAAATCTACCCCTCGACTGGAATAAGGTGTATTCCAACTGGCTTCTACTTGCCATGCACTTTTATCTGATTCGATATCCACAGAAAGGTTTTCAACCGGTGGAATAAATCCACCCAGTGGCGTATCAGGTTTTGGTTCAAATTTAGCCCCTTTATCAACAACAGCCTCTTTTTCTGGCGCGTGTTGCACAGCGATAACCGTAAAACTGCCATCTCCGTTATCAGTCAAGCTGATGGCACGAAATAATCGCCGACGTAAAGACGGAAGTGTTAATGTCAAAATTCCGCCTTCTTGTAACCCTAACGGCAAAGTATCCAGCTTTATTTGATTAGATGCGGGATAGCTCACCACTTCATAAGATTGCGGATCACCTTGAGCATTGATGAGTATGACGCTTGATTTACCACTTTTGGGTGTGTCGATATTGCGATCTAAGGTTAATGTTTGAGAGGCATAATCAATATGTGTTAGACGTCCACCAATTTGATTATCCGCGTAATAATTATCAGCAATTTCGATAATATCACCCGGCATATGACGTAGTCCCTCACTACCGATATTAAATTCAACCGTTTGAGTTTCTAATTTCTCAGTAGTTAACATCCAAAGACCATGACGATGAGCCTGACCTCTGCTAGTACAACCAAATGCATCGACGCGCATCACATTGCGTCCAAAGCGCGCTATGCTAGCATCATCTTCAACTAGCTCAACACTGGTTTTCCAATCATTGTTTGGATCAATAAAACGAACTTCGACGGCGGTGTGACGCGATTTTAATGCGCTAAAGCTGTATTGGAAGTTGCCTTCAATTACGTTGGCATTAGTATAGAACCAAGCATAACAATGAGAACCCATGCTATAAGTGACGGAAAGAATTTGTATTTAGCGCCGTTACGCTCATAGTTAACAAGGCGAATAACAGCGAATAAGCATGAGAAAAAATTGACGTAAATCCAAAACATTGAGATGGTCATCTTCCACCTCCTCTGAATTTATCTATCAGGTTGTTGATAACGTTGTTGATACTGTCTGTGAGCGCACCGGGTTTAGATATTGTTACCAAAACACCAACCAAACCAGCCGATGAGAACATTGCACCAACAGAGCGATCGACTTCTCTATCTCCGACAATGCCACTCAGTAGTGATGACATAAAATCAGCGCCTAATATCCCAATCGCAAATGCAACAGTGAAATACGCCCATCGCTTTAATAACCGAATATCATGTGCTGACAATACAAATATAACCGCCCCGGCAAACGCACCAATGACGACGCCTGCATCCATACCAGCAAATAGGCCCACAATTGAAACGCCCGCTAGCGATGCTGTTGTAGTGCCCGTTAACGGCTCACTCATATGTGTAGTCCTATTATTTGTTTATATATTTAGTGCTAATTATTGATATGTGATACAAGCAAAAGAAAAGACATAAAAAGCATGCCATAATGTTAAATTATTTTTAACATTGGAGTTCTTTAATGGACGAAATAATTGAAAGAATCAAAAAACAACATTCCATTCCAGAGAATCACACTCTTGTGAAAACAGGTTCTAACTGGGACGGTCTAAGAAAAGGCCAAGATACCGATAGCTATACATATGAACAAATCGATGAAAATGGAATTGTTTGTGAAAAATATTTAGTAAAAGATACAACATCATCATATCCACCCCAACGCCGTACCATTAGAATCACTAAACTATGATTCTATTAAGTCTCTTACTTATAATTAGTAAGAGACTTATGCTATTTTTGAATTTTTATTTCCATTTTTGTTTGCATAAAGCGTTCTTTCTCAAGCTCCACACCTAATACCTTTCGATTAAGTTTTAGTGCTGCTTTCAGTGTTGCTCCTGATCCCATAAAGAAATCGGCTACTAAGTCACCCTCTCGACTGCTAGAGCGAATAATGTGTTCCATCATGGCTGATGGTTTCTCACAAGGGTGTTTACCGGGATAATACTGAACAGGTGGATAATCCCACACATCGGTGTAAGGTACATCTACAGTTACAAAGAATGGTCGTCTTAATAAACCATATTCTTTTATTAATTCTTGATAGTCTTTTTGTAATGTAACCTGCTCGCGCTCTAATTCGGTAAACTGGCGGGATAACGGCGATAACTTTTCTTGTTTATCAGCAATGTGTGTAAACAGTGTTTGTAACTTTTTGTAGTCTTCCTCGCTAGGTAATTGCCACTGACTATTGCTGAACCAATGACTGAACATTTGCTTATCTGTTGCTTGATTTATCTCCTTAGAACTCACCTGTAGTGCTAAACGAGCATTTCTAAAATAATCAATCAGGGGCTTAAATACGTTTTGCTTTAACTCCTGGCATTTTAAAGAAAATTCAGAACCTTTAGCGGTGATTGGCTTTTGATAATGTTCAGCAAAGAGTATCCGCTCTGTTGAAGGGAAAAAGGTGCGTAGGCTTTCCTTATTTTGTTTTTTCCATGGCCCAGATGGTTTAGCCCAAATAATATGGCTTAATACATTAAATCGCCCGCGAACAAGCAGTTCAGTATCTGATGCCAATTTAGAACCACAGAATAAATACAAACTGCCATTGGGTTTTAATACTCGCCAGAATTCAACTAGTACCTCATCAAGCCAAGACAGATATGCCTCAACATTATCCCACTGGTTATCCCATGTACACGATTTCACTCTGAAATACGGTGGATCCGTAGCGATTAAATCAATATAATTGTCAGGTAATGTTTTTAATATAGCTAATGCATCATTATTGTATAATTGCATCAATATCCTTTATCTAAATAATAAAAAAGCCAGAAACTATTAGTCCCTAGCCTTTAACTTTCATTAATATAAAAAGTAGAGGGTAAATTGGCCTATTTATTTTATATAACTATCTATTAAGCATTTTTTCAATCTTAACCCTATCTTCGTAAACCTCAGCAACAGTAATATTTTCACCATAAAAAATCCACTACCATTTCATCTAGCAGATGTAACTATTCTCTTCACTATCTCATCACATATACCTTATCTTTTATGTCGGAAAAATTACCATCAATCTTTTTTTGATGTTATGCAATAATTAATTAACCCTCTTAGTTGTTCTTTTATAAAACTCGCCATGCTTTAAAATAAAACCCGCCATTTCTAATTGTGTAAGTAAAAACTCACAACTTTCATAACTTAGTTGTGTTTTAGTAACGATTTCTATTATATTATTCCCCGTATATTGGGATATCATTTCTAATATATTATACGCCTGAATTGTCATATCGTTCTGTTTTATCATGACATTTTACCCTTTAGTGTAGAAATATGAATATATATAAAGGTGTAACTCGTCATCATATAAACAGCAAGTCTTTTTTGTCAGATTATTTTTAAATAAATAACCCTGCTGATAATTGTAAAAATAAAAATATTAATTTATATATTTAATATATTTTATAAATGGAAATACTAACCGGTTACATTTAAAAATAGGAATTACTTCATTTAAAAAAATATAACAATTATTTAAAATGAAAAATGTTAACCGATATATTAACATTTTACTTTCATCAATATACTTTAAACCAATCTATATGGATATCTTATGATTAATAAAAACTGGCATCCGGCTGATATTATTGCTTCTTTAAAGAAAAAAGGGACAACACTAGCAGAAGTTTCCAGAGCTGCAGGTTTAAGCTCATCGACTCTATCTAACGCGTTGTCCCGTCCATGGCCAAAAGGAGAACAAATTATTGCTAAAGAACTTGATATACCTCCATCAACAATATGGCCTGAACGGTACTTTGATGAAAAAGGAAATCAAATTATTCGTAAATTAAGACATAAAAATATAAATAATAAAGATGAATTATAAGCTTATTACTTATTATATTTTTCACGATATAATTTCATTATATCTTCCGCTAAACAATCATTAACGGTATAAAAATAACATTCAGGCAAGTTAAGTATTTTGGCTAGTTTACACACAACTTCGAAACTTGGTTTATGTAGTCCAGACTCGTATTGCGAAATTCTTGAACGAGCACTAGCTACATCCATTCCGGCCAGAGTACCTAATCTTGTCTGAGTTAATTTTGCCATTTTACGGGCATATCTTAACCTAAAAGGAACCATAATTAGACTTTAGTATTATAATATTAAAAACAATAGTGTATTTATAAAATATTTTACCTCCTATTTTAAATAGCACATAATAAGTTTAAGTTATTCATGTAATCTCTTTACTTATATAATAAAGTAACAAAACATGTATAATCTCTCTAGATAATATTTAAGAGCAATTATATTTATTATTATAAATATTTATTAACTCTTCCGCGAATTCATCATTTAAAGTATAAAAATAATTTTCTGGAACTTTTAATATTTTGGAAAATCGGCAAATAGTTTCAAAGTTTGGGCGGTGTGTACCAGACTCATATTGACACACTCTAATTTTAGCTGATTCTTCATCAATCCCAGCTAAAATACCTAACTCTTCTTGAGTTAATGCAACTCTTGCCCTTGCAGCCTTTAATCTTTTAGGTACCATAATAACTCTAACATTTAAGATGACTGCATAAGTTTATATCATAAAAATTAGAAAATTTAAAATTAAGCATTACTTAACAAGGTTAGCAATAAAAATATTAATTTATATAAAATTTTATATTTAATCACTTAAAGTTATATTTTTACAATATATATAACCCAGAAAAATATCTTTATTTTTATTAGAATAACAGTTAATTTGCGTAGCGCGTTAATACTTTTTTATTTAACCTGTTTTTTATTGCAAGCAACTTCATGATCCATGACTAATCCTGAATCTAACATCGCCAAACCACCTTCTACAAAACCTTCTGCAATCTGTATAATCTGACGTACACGGCTTTCACTCACCTTCCAACGTCTTGCAATGCTTCTTTTAGAGCACTGATATATATAATGTAAAATAAGCGCATTCAATTCTTCTTCTCTTCTCAATTGTTGTAATCGCGCTATTGTAGCGTCAATAATCATACCATCATCATCACAACAACTTATCCTTGAAGATGATTGATAAGGTAAAACACCCTTAAAACCTGCTGCAATATGAGAATAATCTACTCCACTTTGTACATCCGAGGCCCAAGCTCCCCATCGTTCTAATACTTGTTGTATATCTCTCATATCACCACTACCTTATGCGATCTTATCTGTAATTGTTGAACGAGCAATTAATTGAGCCGACTGATACCAAATTTCTTTCCAAACAGACCTAGCCTTGTGAATATGCATATGCCCTAAACCACGCTGTAAAGCCATTTTTTTAGCTAGAATTTGAAGTGCTGTTTTGGGCTTCCACGCTGAGCTAAATAGTAAATTAAACGTACTGTCTCTTTCTGCATAATCAATTTCAATCGGTATTTCCCCGGGTTTTAAACATTGCCCATTTCGATATGCTGGCCTCCCTTTTAAATGCCATTTCTTCGCTTTATCAAGATATTCAGTACAATTATTTTTATGAAATAATGTTTTAGGCCTTAAATAGTCCTGCATATTATTATCATTGAGCCATTTAGCTGTTAAATAATCGATTATTAATATCAATTCTTCGAAATGAAAACCATCAGCTAATCTTGCACGGATATATCCTAACGTCGTCTGACACTCACGGTAATGGGAGTGAGTCACTTTGTTAAAATAACGGATAATTTCTATTTCTGAACGTTCAGGACTTGAAAACGAGCAAACTGACCGAGATCTTTTATTGTTACTCTCTGTAGTTATCTTTGTTGTACTCTCTGTAAGAAGGGCTCTATTTGAACTACTCTGAGATAGATTTGTTACACCTGTCCATTGTTTCGATTTGGGCTCATCGAACGGTTTTATTGTTGTTTTATTGACATAATTACCTTCATTCAAACTTTTCTTTTCATCTTCTTCTATTTGCAAGATCTTATGTTGATAATTGATACTATAAAAATTTGTACGATCATGAAGATGTTTATTGAGTTGTTTTACCTCAATCAAGCCAGAAATACGTAACTGAGCAAATGCCCGTTTGAGCGTTGATACTGATAAGTATGGAAACTGTAATTGCCAATTAGATAGTGTATTGTAAATCCATCGTCGCCCATCATGTTCAATACCAGACTTAGTTTCTGTTATCCAATAGTGCAATTGTTGCAATACTAAAGCTTCATGCAATCCAATTTTGACAGCTAATTCTGGTATCACTATCTGAGGTCGAGATTTTATAATTAATGATTTCATATGCTGAACTCCTTTTCTCTTTATTCTTTCTAAATGCCCAAAAGCATTAAATTAAAAATAATTTAATTGAAAAAATAACAAAAGATGGTAATTCCGTTAGTGTTTTGTAAAATATTCTATTTTATAAAATTTAATCATGACTAAAATAGTAAGCATTTTATTAATGCTAAAACTATCGTCATTCGAATTAATATAATTAATTTATATTATATGCATATCACTTAAATTAATAAGTTATCCGTTTGGGTAATTAAAATTAACAAATAGACAAAGAGTACGCAAATACTTTTTACCTAAAAAAAAGGAAATATAAATTACATGAGAAATAAAATGCACATAAGAATTAAAGAACGCCGTTTACAATTATCATTAACACAAGAAGCTCTAGCAAAGATGTTAAGTGTAAGCCGAGTTTCTATTACAAAGTGGGAAACACGAGTTACAGAGCCGGATGGAGAAAATTTACAGGCATTAGCCAAAGTCCTTGAAGTCTCTCCTGAATGGTTACTTTACGGGGGAAACTCATCAGAAGCAGATGCATTAATTATAACTCGCAAGACAGTGAATATTAAGAAAATACCCATTATCACACTTGAACAAGCAGCTGATTGGAAAGCACGTTACGATACATTAAGATTAAGCGATATTCAGCATTGGTGCTGTGCAACAGTACCCGTATCTGAACAAGCATATGGGTTAATTTACCAAGGCGAATCTATGACAAACCCCTATTCACTTCCTTCAATTCCTAAAGGTTCAACCGTTATTATCGAACCATCATTCAAAAATGAGATAGAGTTATATGGAAAAATAATTATCGCTAAAAATATTATTACTAATGACATCGTTATTAAAAAGTTTATCCATGAACCACCACAATTTTATTTAATCTCATTAAACACAGCCTTTACCCCAATATTATTTACTGATGATTATCAAATTATTGGTTATGTAATACAAATTATTCAGACTCTCTAATCTTCTTTATTTTAGTTTATTGAGCTGGCTCATTTCAGCTCAATATGTACTTCCCATTACATGGTTATTGTAATAATATAAACATCAGGTACAATAATTATCTATTAACAAACATCTCTCTTATTAACAATGCAAAAGGAAATATATATTCGATAGAAAATAATGCTATTTATTAGCTATCAAATAAATTTCATTATTTTTTATTTAAATGTAAATTAATACTTATTAACTAATTTTTATTATGCAAGGATGTATTATGAAAGTATTAACATTAAAGGAATGGTCGGATAAACGATATAAAAGTCACCCACCGTCTCTAACAACATTAAATAAATATGCACGATTAGGTTATTTTTGTCCCCCTGCAAGGAAAGAAGGCCGATTATGGCGAGTCAAAGAAGATGCTGATTTAGTTGGTATAGTTGCCACTCCTTCCATCAAAACATTCGATGACCCTATATTAAGGAAAATATTAAAAGATGAGCGGACGACTTCGTAAAAAGAATATTGATATACCCAATTTATATTCAATATATCATCCAAGGATGAAAAAGATATATTGGCGATACCGTCACCCAATTTCAGGAAAATTTCATTCATTAGGAGATGATGAAGCACAAGCTAAACAGATAGCTCTTGAAGCCAATAACCGTATAGCAGAACAAAGAACACGCCAAATTTTAATCATTGGTGATAGAGTTGCTACTATGAAAGATCAATCTATCTCTGTTTCTACATGGTTAGATCGCTATTGGAATATTCAAAAAGAACGTTTATCACAAGGTGAGATAAAACTTGCTACATATAAACAAAAGAAAAAACCTATAGATCTGATGCGTCAAAAATTGGCTTTATATCCATTAGCAAATATAGGTACTCGAGATCTAGTCAGTATTATTGATGAATACAAAGCAATAGGTCAAATGCGTATGGCTCAAGTTGTAAGATCGGTTTTTAGTGATATTTTTAAAGAAGCGCAACATGCTGGAGAAGTTCCTCCCGGATATAACCCTGCTCTAGCAACGAAAAGGCCAAGAACACGGATCAGGCGACAAAGACTCACTCTAGATGAATGGCATAAAATTTATGATATTGCCGATAAACAACATCGTTATATGGGAAATGCAATGCTACTTGCCATTGTGACGGGTCAGCGAGTTAGTGATATCTCACGTATGCGTTTTCAAGATATTTGGGATGATCATTTGCACATCATACAAAGTAAAACAGGATCAAAAGTAGCAATACCACTTTCTTTACGTAATCAAGCTATTAATGTATCTCTTAAAGAAGTTATTGAACGATGTCGTGATCGTATTGTAAGCCATTATTTAGTTCATTATCATCGAACTACTTCACAATCTAAACGTGGCGAACAAGTTACTGCAAATACGTTAACGACTAATTTTAAAAAGGCGAGAAATAAAACAGATATTGATTGGGGAGAAGGAACACCTGCAACATTTCATGAGCAACGTTCTTTATCTGAACGTTTATACCGAAAACAAGGTATTGATACCCAAGCCTTATTAGGCCATACCACACGTTTACAAACCGATCGTTATAATAATACTCGTGGAAAAGAGTGGGTAACCATTACCTGTTAATTTTTATTTGGTTATATTTTTAAGCATCAGATAATCTGCAATTGATAAACTTCGGCTTCTTTATCATGCCATTTGCAGATTATTTTCTGTTGTATTTTTCACCAAAATAAATACCTTTTGTTTATTCATTCATATTTTATATTTAGCTTAATGTCTGTTGAGCTTTATTCACTTTTGCTAACTTTGGCTATTTAAATACAATTCTCTATATAAGTATGTTATTTATTATTGTAAAAAAAACATTAATAAAAAACGGTAACTAATAAGCTCCCGCTAACTATTTATCAATTCAACAATTACATATGTTTGATAATTGCATCACCAAACTCGCTATATTTCAGCAGGTTAGCGCCGTCCATTAGACGTTCGAAATCATAAGTAACAGTCTTCGCTTCGATTGCGCCTTCCATACCTTTAATGATTAAATCAGCGGCTTCTGTCCAACCCATGTGGCGTAGCATTATACCCATAATAATTAAGTAACTTATTAAATAAATTATAATTATTGAGGGGATAATTTATTTTTTATGTGATCTTGGTTTGTATGTAACTGGTTGATTTTTAGTTTAGGTTGGAGTGGTTTTGGGGATGATATTTTAAATGGTTACGAATTTATTAAGTATGTAATCAAAAAATCAAGCCTGCTATTTATATTAAATAACAGGAATTTTAATTATAAAAGTTCATGCTAGTAATAAATTGGGTAGCTCTTATTTAAATTAAATATTCTTCACTATACTCATGTAGTGAATATTTTAAAAACAACAATTTATTATGTATATATCTCAAATTCATTGTCAGCTTTAAGCGAAAGCAGACGTTTCATTTGGCGAACGATGCTTTCAAAACAATAGTGCTCATTCCATATTGACCTTCCATTGGCATCAGTTTCTATCTTCTCTAAATGAGAACCGAATAAGGTAAATCTGGAGGTGATTTGAGCCGAACATTAGTAAGCAATGTAAAGATTTTTAAAGGAAAACTATATAAATAGGATGTATGATAAAAGGATTTTCCCTCAAAAAAATAGGAGCACTATGTCTGGCATATTCTTGACACGCCTTTCAGCTAAAGTCAGAGCCACTCTCAAACGGAATCTTAAAGGTAATTCGGTGTATAAAAAACATCACTGGAGCTTACTTGAAAGCGCGCAGGCTTACTGCTCCACTCATTATCTGAAGGCTATGTTATTGCTCTGGGTAACAGCAGTTAGTTCTGTCATTGTTGCGGAATATTTTCGCCCAGAATTTCATTCTTTTGCCACTTCCTATCTGAAAGGCGTCACGGAGCTACCGACATGGATGTCGAACCTACTAGGTGGCCAGCTGACGATGATCGGGATCGTGTTTCCACTGGTGGTGGGCCTTATCAGCGTGCTTTTTCAGAAAAAATCGTCCCGCATACATATCCAATCTGCCTATCAATTGCATTCGGGTTATATGTTTGCCGGACTCAGTGGGCTGTCACTGGCTGCATTTATAGTGATTGGTGGACTGTTTTCATCAGATGGCGATAAATACCGGACAACTGCTTTTGCCATTACAGCCTTAATTTGGATGCTGTTCAATATTGTACTATCTATATGGTTTTTTATTTCAAGTTTGAATATTCTTGACGATAAAAAACGCGACCGTCTTATGATAAAATATTTTCAGGCAGAGATTGTCGAAAATTTCATTCTTCATTCACAGATAAACTCATGGCTTCAGTACCCAGGAAATTATATCGATAAAAATAACATTAATGGTATTGAGATCCTCCGCTGGTATGATCCAGATGAAGATAATATGAAGTTGTTACCCTATCATTTAGGTGAGGGAGAAGACGTTATTGATATCCGGATATGGCTACTTAATTTTCTGTTACGATTTCTGCGACCAGCTAACAACAGTGAAAGCAAAATGATTTTACTCCCATCCCTAGGACGTAAGCAAGATACAATAACTCTGCTCGCATCTACGGATGTGATTTTTCCCTGTTGGTGGACGTTTTTGTTCAAAAGGTGCTTTATCAGCGGTTTTAAAAAAAACTGGAAAGAATACCGTCACATCACTCGTGATTTTTATGGCGAAGCCTACGATGCTCTGGAAGACAGGAATATTAGTACCTTCATCAGTGCCACAGACCGATTGGTAGATACCTACACAACATTGAAAAAAAGTTTCCAGTATGCCAACGGTAACTATATTGATGAATGTAGTGATACAGGATTTATGGTGACATTCAGCCAGTCATTCCATCGAGACTTCTACTCATTCAGTCATGTTACTGTAAAATCACTGGAAACCACAGAGGAATATTTTCGTAATGTATTAACCATTCCCTTCTCGGTATATCGTAACGCTGACAGCCGCCAGTTGGGCGATTTTCAGCAATATATTCAGTCTCTTTTCTATGTCTGGCATGCACTGATAGACTGGAAAACAGGGTATGGAGAATATCTAACCGTCGGCCAGGAGTTACGTCACAGGGAACTTGTTATAAATTTTATCGGTGAATGGGAAAGCTGGTACATGTGGCGACATATTCATAACCGTAACAGAGAACGATCTGATAGTGACTCGGCCTGCCTGCTATCTCATCTTTTTTACACTGCTCAGACAGTCATAACAGCAGTCATGAAAGACGACCGTTTTGCCTCAGAACACAGCTCAGATATGCTGTTACTCTGGTTTGGCCGGAATAACCTTGACAAGCATATTGACGAATATCGATGGCACAGTTTTTTCATCACGCCAGATTTAACGCAGACACCTGAAGGGCCGGACTGGCAGGCTGTACTGCGAGGTAATGAGTATTCAGAAAATAAAATGTTGTATACAGCATTTTATAATGCACTGACTGACGTGCGTTTATTGACTGCTAGCTATATTATTTCTCATATCAGGCAGAAAAAGAATGTCCCCCTTAAAAACGTTGTTAAGCGACTCCTGAATTCAAAACTTGTCTATCCTACTGGCGCACACGATCGCATGACGCCGCCATTTAAGTCGGCCACTGATATTATTGATAGCATCATCAGGCTGGAATATCGGAACAATGATCATGAGAACGGTTGGTACGAAGCACTGTCCGGTCTCATAAAAAACTTTTCTGCCTTTAATGAAACCGAAACTATAACTGGCCGCATTTATATGGGAACTTATGAAGATGTAGGGAATTTGTACAGCAGTTACGCTGATATTGCTTTTTATCTTTCCGCTCAGCCACAGTCTGTTAGTCGACGCGTACAGGATGCGCTGAATGACAATCTCTTCACGTATTACAGAAAGGAACAAATTATAAAACAGCTTCAGGGGATGAAACGCCGTGAAGACAATACTTCAGATGGATATTTAATGTCTGAGATAGATTTTAAAGCAAAAATTATTTCTTTCAATAAAACCCTCGATGCCTATATTCTGGCTTTCAGCCAGAGTCAGCATGATGAACTTCTTAACGCAGAGATTGATACAGAACTGCTGAAAAATACTGATCTTACTCTTACCAACAAGCTGCCCGAAATGCTCGCTCAGGATGCTCTGCTTTCTCTTTTTTCTTACAACAACTCTGAGAGCAAGGAACTGCCATGGACAACCCGGTCGGTTCACGGAACCATGCCTAAAGATATCATTGCCCAGGGGATCAACAGCAATATTTACGGAGATCTGATATCGGTTTCAGACGTCAAATATTCTCTGCTTCATAACGTTCACCATGGTCTGAATCAATTGTTAACTCTCCGGACCGAAATCGTTCACAACGCGGAGGAACTGCTGAAGCATTTACGAGAGATGACCGTCGATAATGACGACTTTACACTCATATTCTTCGGAACCCGTCTGAGTAAGGAGCTGCATGAACTAACTTACCAAACGGACAGGCATAAGGAACTGGGAATTACACTGGACAGTTCGTCGCATCTAGATGGCCTGATGCCAATCAGGATCAATTGCTGTGGCATTTATCAGGAATGGAACTCTGAGAAATGTTATTCCCTACTCATCCGGAACAGTATCTTCGGTAACCTTCACCTGCTAGGCGATTCTAATGGCTTGATTTTTAGCTCTTCATGGCAGGTAGACAGTCAAAATCCCCTGACTGTCTCAGTGACTACGAGCTGGAACCAGGTGCTGGAAATTAAAGGTGCAGTGGTAGCTAGGTTCGAACACCTCTGACAAATCCGGTTGAGCGGGACACATTATTTCCACTCAGCCGGTATCATTGCAGTGATATAAATAATGGTGTTGAATAACTAATATTTCTGTTCTCCTTTGGGAATTCGGAAACCCTTAAATTCTGGACTTAACTATCATGCCATACGTAAACGAGAGAGATAACATTAGAATGAATTTTTGATGAGAAAATAAATAGAGGATAAAGATCCATTTTGAGTGGAAAACGAATATTTGCAATTGCTTCCATATTTTAAAAGCACATTACAATTGGCACGGATACTAAAAATATATTAACATCCTCTTATTGATTATCTGTCTCATTCATTAATGATATTCTTTAGCCATTTCCAATCAATGTAGATCTACTGGCAGTCAAACTCAACATCAAAACTCTTCTATCACCCACCATACTCCCTCACATCAATATAAAAATACTGTTTACCTAATGAGGTTGTGGACATCTGTCCGGACACTATCATGGAATGAGGGATAATACGGTTACCCCGTCCACAAAGAGTTACCCTAATTGTTTTTCCTCCCATCGAATCCATCATACCAATATGCCCTATTGTTGTGATTAATACCGCACAGGGGAATCCGACATCCACGCCATTCCAATTATTTCCTGTGAGTACAAAGTTATTTCCCTCTAATAAATTAAGCGGTCTTTGGCTTGAAGCGTGTGTAATAACACCTTTATGATAAATTTGAATTCCCCATTTTTGAGGATGAAGTGAAATATGATAAGAAGACTTCACAAATACATAGAGCTCATATTCTGCTGAATTACCTTGAATAGTATCAATTAAGTTCACACACCACGCATTGTTCTCAGAAATCACTTCAGATAATCCACACTTTTAATTGTACTGTTTTGGGGAATAGTTTTGGTGGGGTTTTGGGGAATAATTTTATAGTACAAAAATAAACGGGAACTAATAAGCTCCCGTTAACTATTTATCAAATCAACAATTACATATGTTTGATAATCGCGTCACCGAACTCGCTACATTTCAGCAGTTTAGCGCCGTCCATTAGACGCTCGAAATCATAAGTAACGGTCTTCGCTTCGATTGCGCCTTCCATACCTTTAATGATTAAGTCAGCAGCTTCTGTCCAACCCATATGGCGTAGCATTATATTCTAATAACGCATCCAACCATATGATTAATTTTATATTTTTATCAGAATTAAACAAATAACCCATGTTCTTCATTCATTCATAACTGTTTGATTTATTAAATAACACAAGTTAATTTTGGGGAAGCACTTAGTAATTGATAGCTAGATGCTATCGCCAGTAGAACCGACTGAGCTATATAATCAATTAGTTATTAATTTGGGATATCTTATTGGTGTACTGATTTTCTTCCTCTTCTAACACTGAATGATCAGGCTTCATTACAAAATAGGATATGTTTTTTCAATAACTCAGAGGGCAGAATCGCCCTCTGGAATGCCTAAGACACTAATAAATACTTTGACTCGGATTTACGCTACATGATGATTTTCACCATTAAGATGTTGTGATATCGCAACAACTGTAATGAGAAAATTTTATTATGATTAATACGGCCCATACCCCATTAACAATGCTTAGCGCGCTATCAATGTTCTGAATATCAAATTAACACATCATTCAATCAGGAACGATACATCAATACTTCCTTTATAAGTATTTGTAGGTATATTCCCATTGGCACAGAGGTTGAATGATAATGACTTATAAACAGTTCCCCCATTATATTTCCCCAAAGATTGTCCTGCATAAAACTCTAAGGCTTCGGAAGAATTGTTATTACATACTGCATTAGTTATTTTTTTAGCTGCATCAGATACAGTGATATAAGGTGCGACTTCTTTATCTTTCAAAGGGATATTGGGAGACATTGTCATCCCAGTTTTACTCCCATTGACTAGCTCATTATAGGGCTTTAATGTCACGTATATATTTCCTGAATGAGGACAAGAGACAAGCATACTAGCGACATTTTGCTCAAGTAACTTGGCTGACTTAAAATTTTGTGCTAGTTGAGTAGCAAATTGTATGTTTGTTGAGCTAGCAGGAGCAACATTACATGTTTTTAAGACGTGAATAGGACCATTACCAAATGAAAAAGGAACTGAAGATAGATCTGGAGGAGCATCAGTTGCTGTTTGAGCTGTAGTAAAATATATCGGAGCTACAAAATCGTAAATACCAGGTTTAACATGACCTACTGCATAAATAGAATAAGAGCTTATTTTCAAGCTAGTATTGTTTACACGAGATAAATAACCATACCAGCACATTGGGTGACGATAGACAAATTGATTGGAATATTCCTCTGTTCTAGAAATTTCTTTTCCTCGGCGCAGAGTAATTCGAGTCGGAGAATATGTTCCATTCTGATAATACACAGCATCGATAGATACTATTCCATTGATAGCTGCAACTAAATAATTTTCCCTATTTTCCGCTTCACTTACGTTTTTATTATATAATTTTAATCCGTACTCCCCCTCTTGACTTCCTGGGAATGGGAATAAAAAACTCTGCCATTGTGCACTATTTTTACTACAATAATCTACAATGTTATTAACACCTACAGCCGCTCCATATCTATTACCACTACTACGAAGTGACATATATGATTGGGGAGGTACTAATTCACCTATATACCCCGTTCCATTATCTGGAATAACAAGTGCTTTTGTTAGGAGAGGAAAAAACAGTGACAATACAAAAAGACTGATTTTAATAGTTAGCGTTTTCAATTTTCACCACCGTGCATAATGACATATAACCATCTATATACTATTTATTATATGACTATTAGTGATTTTTATCTCTAAAAATAAGAATAAAAATTATTATTCCATATAAAAATTAAAATAAAAACAAAGTAAATAAAAGCATTCCAAAAAAGAATCATTCACGCTATTTTTAGTAAGATAACATTTTCAATGAATGTTAACAAACATCATTTTAATATTTTCTCCTACGCCCTTTTTCAATTTCTGTGCTTATTCCATTCACATATTCTCATCTTATAGATTGATTGCTCTGGCAATAATCTGCACACAAATACACTTAAAAAAACAAAACAGCTATTAGGGGTATCAGAAAGGTCTATTTATAATTATCTCTTTTAGATAACATCAGATATTAAAATAAACTCAGCGTAAGAAAATCTAAATTAGATGTATTAAAATACACATATTTCTTTTACCATTAAATAAACAGAAGGTGTATAATACAATATTAATTTGTTACTTATCCTCTAAAAAGGAATAATAATATGAAAAAATTATTACTCAGTCTTACTATGCTGGCTATAGTATCAACACCAGTGTTAGCTAAACCCCCTGTAGCTAACTTAAAAATCAACGGTGATATCATACCCCCTACTTGTACTATTAATGGTGGCGATAATGATATTATTATTGATTACGGTAAAATATCACCGTCACTTATTCCCATGACGTCTAAGTATAATTTAGGTGCTAAGGAAGCTAACATCACAATATCTTGTGATGCTGCTACATACCTAACCTTTGTTGCATCGGATACCTATAAGGCCAAAGATCCTTATGTGTCTTGGGCTAATAGTACCTTTGGATTGGTCAACGCTGAAAATACGGCCCAAGAAGTGGGCGGTTTTCTAATCTACATCGATGATATAAAAGTAGATGATAAATCCGTTTATATTGGAAAACTTAACGCATCGAATAATTCGAACTCAAATTTCCTTGTCAAAGATATATTAACTGGCTGGACCACCCAAAAGCAATCATCAGCTGATAAAAACAATTTAAAACTTGCTTCAGGAAAAATCTTTAGTGCTACCCTGCGAACAGGTAGGGACAGTTCTGACCCAGATTATGGATATATCCTATCTAGAAAAACATTAGCCGAAGATAATATCGATTTAAATGATGGATTAGATTTTATGGGTGAAGTTGTTTTCGCTTTTAAGTTTGGTGTCTAAATTTTAGAATAATTGATAATCACAATGTGAAGATTAATTATATTGTGATTATCTTTTTATATTAATCGGAATAAATATTGCTTATATTATCCTGATTTTCTCCCTCTTCTTTTTTCCTGCGTTCCTCTTCCGCTTTCTGTGCCTCTTCCATCTCACGCATTCTCACGTTATAGATTGATTGCTCTGGCATCTGTACACGAACGGAAATGAAACGACCATCAGGGATATCAATCGGGTCGCCGTCTTTGTAACCATCAATTTTATTATTGGCAAACTCAGGTGCGTTAGGGTGAGTTCGATGATACGTTTTGACGAGAATAGAACCGTCCCCCATAACTTCAGAGTCTACCCATATCAACGGCTGTTTATTAACATCGAGTGGAATTTCAATACCACCATCAACACCACCCCAACCTGCATCTGAGTTAAAGCCGAGTACACCTTCGATAAGATATTCACCCAGTCCTACTCGAGTAACCGTAGCGCCTTCTGATTCGTCGTTAGTGGTGAATGTGCCGTCGGGATTGATGTCGATGATTGGTGAGGCTCGTTTGTAGAAACCATTGCTATCCGTAGTCCACATATTCGATGTCATCACTTTAACATTTGAAACATTAGAATCTGACACCCTTTGTATGACCATATAATCACTGCCATAATTAGGCATTAATATATTTTGATAGTTTCCAGAATTGTAATTAAGACGGACAAAATCACCATATCCTACTGTACTCGCAGGAATATCTTGCGGGGTAACATATCCATA